GACACACAAGAGTTTTGTACACTGTCACAACAAGCAATGAAGGACACCGAAGAAAGTCTTAATGTACGATGTCCTTTAGATAGTGAAGCCAAGATTGGATTAAACTGGTCGGAGACACATTAATATGGTTTACGCGGATAAAGATAAAAGAAAAGCTACCAGAAGAAAATGGTGGAAAGAAAACGGACACAAGTATAAACCTATACTTAACAATCGTAGACGTGAACGTCGGTACGAAAAGAAAACAAAAGCTATTGAATATAAAGGAGGTATGTGTGAACATTGTAAACAGACTTTTGAATATGCACGTACTTATGACTTTCACCATCCAGATCCTTCACAAAAAGATATTTCTTTAGGCTCTGGAACTGACATATTTAAACGATCTTGGGAAAAAATAAAGCCTGAGATTGACAAATGCATTCTTCTTTGTGCAAATTGTCATCGAATTGAACATGCTAAATGGGATAGAGATAAAACGATATGATTGATGAAGTAATTATAAAACCTCAATGGGTCAAAGATGCTGAAGCTAAATCAAAAGCATTAGGTGTTCTTAATAATTCTATTTCAAAAGGAAAAGGAAATGTACTTGGCTTTGTAGGTGAGTATGCGGTTCTGTCTTTATTAAAAGAAGGTCACATGTCAAATACTTATGACTATGATATTGAAACCCCTACAAGTACTATTGATGTAAAGACAAAGAGATGTAAGTCTAAACCCCATCCCCATTACATGTGTACTATTGCGGCTTACAATACAAAGCAAAGATGTAGTCACTATGTATTTGTACGAATGCTTTCAGACTATAGTAAATGCTGGGTGTGTGGATGGATACAAAAGAAGAAGTATTTTAATGAAGCGAAGTTTCTTAACAAAGGAGAGGAGGATGGTGACAACGGATTTATTATAAAAGCAGACTGTTACAACTTACCGATAGAAAAACTTAACGACATTGAATTTTTTTCTTGACAGGCAATTCTGCGTTGTTTACGGTAGGTTTACTTTGAAACTTAATTGAAACTTATAGAAAAAAGGATAGAAAACTATGCCAGTAATTTCTGGAAAAGCCTATTGGGCATTTATCGACACTCCTCGTACCTCTCCGCTTGACCCTGATAAACCACGCTACTCTGTGGATATCGGTAATCTTGACAAATCAAATGTCAAGCTTGCTAAAGATCTTGGATTGAATGTGAAAACTGACGATCCTGATTCGGGTAAAGCAAATGCAGGTCAGCGTGAAAAGTATGTCACGTTACGTGCATATGGGTTGGACTTTGACGGTAATCCCAAACCTCGTATTCCATTGGTAGATACGTCTAACAAACAGCTTGACGAAAGAATGTATCGTCGGTTGGGGAATGGATCTGATATTAATGTCAAGTTCCATTCAAAGACTACCAAATCTGGGTTTGTTCAGTTTCATCTTGATGCCATACAGGTTATCAACTTACTTGAATATGATCCGCCGGAAGATGATGAGGATCGAGATGTTACTTTTGATGTAGTCAAAGATGGCTATAAAGCAGAAGTAGCTGAAGACGCTCCCTTTTAATTAGTCCACTTTCCATAAACTCAGAGGTGATAGTAGCATGCCGACTCGTAACTTATCCACAATAACACAAGATTTTCAATCTTTATGGGACAACGCTGTTGCTCCTTGCAGCGAAGACCTTAAAGTATTTTGTGATAATGTGGGTGCTGCTATCACCTCATCTTTTTTAGATCAGAATAAAGAAAGAACTGTATTAAGGATGTCCAGTATTGGCAAACCTTTCCGCCAGTTATGGTATGAAACTCATTACCCTGAAATGAATGAAGAAAACAGAAATGAATACAGCCTGATGATAAAGTTTCTGTATGGTCATATTCTGGAAGAACTGCTTGTTCTTCTTCTTAAAACTTCAGGACATTCAGTAGAGGAGCAACAAAAAGAACATGACATAGATGGTGTTAAAGGTCACCAAGATGCACGTGTAGACGGAGTACTGGTTGATTTTAAATCAGCTTCAGGAAGATCCTTTGCCAAGTTTAAAAACCAAAGACTTGTAGAAGATGATCCGTTTGGGTATGTAGGACAGATATCAGCATATGCCTCTGCTAATAATGATAAAGAAGCTGCTTTTATTGTTATAGATAAACAGTCAGGTGAAGTAACAGTGATGCCTATTCATAGTTTGGAAATGATAGATCCTGAAGAAAGAATACAGAAGTTAAAAGATGCTTTGGAAAAAGATGTTCCACCTGATAAGTGTTACTCTTCTGTCACTGATGGACAGTCCGGTAACTTAAAGCTCAACTCCAATTGTAGCTGGTGCAGGTTCAAGTTTGATTGTTGGGCAGATGCGAATGACGGTAAAGGACTGAGAGGCTTTAAGTATGCTAATGGAATACGATACCTTACTCAAGTAAGAAAGGTTCCTAACGTTGAAGAACTCACACCTAGCTTTTAGATCTAAGTTTGAAGAGATGGTCTACGAAGACATGTCTCACAGAGAAATTAAAGCGGAGTATGAACCCTTTAAGATTGACTATACTATTCCTGAATCTTACAAAAGATACACTCCTGATTTTGTATTAGAGAATGGAATTTGTATTGAATGTAAAGGATGGTTTCCTTTAAAGGACAGAAAGAAAATGATATTTGTCAGAAGTTCTCACCCTACACTTGACATTAGATTCATTTTTATGGATGCTGATGTTAAGATAAGAAAGGGAAGTAAAAAAACTATTGGTATGTGGGCCACTGATAATGAGTTTATGTGGGCCAGAGAAACCATACCTCAAAGCTGGGTTAATGAAAAAGAAGACGCACACAAAGAACGAACACATAGGGATGTCGATCACCGCCTCTACCTCAAAGGAAAATATGGAGACTACTCATGGGTATGAAACATCTGTGTCAGTTTATTCTCATGGAGATTCATGGTCTTATTTTTCACAAAGGTACTTGGCTAATGAAGAACAGGAAGAAGGAAAACAAAGCAGCCCGGAACGTGTTATGTTTATAGCTGTATTTCTTCAGTCTCTTTTAGACGCAACTAAACCGGAGTATGAAGGAGAACCACGCTTATCTGTAGCAAACCGTGACTGTGCTGTTAAATGGTTCACTCAGCCAGAGTGTGTGACTGCTTCTACTTTTGAACCCATTTGTGAATTAGCAGGTATAGATCCTCAATATGCCAGAAACTATTTTAATTTAATAATGGAAGGGGAAAGGGAGTTTACATACAGACGTATTAACATACTGTTGAACTCGACAAAGACATGACAAAAGAAAAAGAATCTGTACTCGATTTAGATAAAGAACAGATCATTTTGTATAATGACATCTATAAGCTTATCAGTCCTTATATAAAACCAGATGATCCTGATTCTTTGTTGATGACATCAGGTACACTACTTGCTGTTTCCATCCAGCTTTATACAGCTATGTATAAGGATGATAAAACAATTGAAAGTATATTAGAGAACGCTAAAGAATCTCTTCCCAAACTACGAGACTCTATACATAAAGAAATTCACGCTACAACTTTCCATTAAGAGAGGTACATATGTTTATTGCATTTAGTATAATTTCGTCCTTGCTTTTTGTTTCGGAGAAGAGTACATACTTTGAAAATGTTCAAGAGCAAATGGATGCTGGAGCGGAGTGGCACTACATAGGGAAGACCGCTGCTAATCCAAATGCTGAACAGATCTTTACCTTTCCTTCTGATAAAGGATCAAAAACAATTTTGTTTAAGTTAAAGAAAGATGATTAAAGCATTCTTTATAACTGCACTGGTTCATACCATTATGACACCTGATACAGGGTGGCTTCAGTGGACTCAAAGCTATGCTACAAAAGAAGCTTGCCATGAAGTAATCTGGAAAGACTTTGATAAAATCCATGAAGCTATTAAAAACAACATGGGTATGAAGTTAATAGGTATTCTCGAACTTCGATGTATGACTTATGACGAAGCTTTAAAACTTAATTCCAAATTAGGACACTAATATAAACTATGGTTGTAATTGAAAAGGACTTAGCAAAGGAGTATAAACAAATGGTGGAAGATAATGTCAACAATCCATCTCACTACAATCGAAAGAATATAGAAGCTATCTGTGCTATTGAGGCCAGTATGGATGCTGAAGATTTTCAAGGATACTTAAAAGGCAATACACTAAAATATATCTGGCGATATAAATATAAAACAAAACCTCTTGAAGATCTCGAAAAAGCACAGTACTATCTTAACCTATTGATAAAAAAGGTAAAAGAAGAATATGACTCGCCGTCGAAAGTCTCCTAATCCTAAACATGATTACATGGCATCAAAGCATAACGCTATGATTCTGGTTAATAATATTAAACGACATTATAGGAGCTATAACTACACTGATTTTGATATTTGGTGTGAGAAACAGAAGTTAGGTAATAATTATATTTGGATTGTGAGAAGTAACTTAGCAGAGAAACTTTACGACCTTTCGTAATAACCCACAACAAGGAGCATTTAAATTATGTCCGTGATGGAACGTAGTAACGACAACCCCATGTTTCGTTCTCTTTTTAGTGAAGATATTTTCATACAAAAATATCAACATGAAGGATGTGAAACGTGGTCAGATCTGGCACGTACTTTAGCATCTGACGTGTGTGATACATTCCTTAGTGAAGATGAAGTTAACGAACTAGCTAACATGATAAGCGATCTAAAGTTTATTCCCGGCGGTAGGTATCTTTACTATGCAGGAAGAGAAAACAAATTCTTTAATAATTGTTTCCTTCTTAAAGCTGAAGAGGACACACGGGAAGATTGGGCCAACCTTTCATGGAAAAGTGAAAGCTGTTTAATGACAGGGGGTGGTATCGGTATAGATTATTCAGTCTATCGTGGGTCAGGAGAGATCCTTCGTGGTACAGGCGGCGTTGCATCTGGTCCTATTCCAAAGATGCAGATGATAAACGAAATAGGCAGACGTGTTATGCAAGGTGGAAGTCGAAGGTCTGCTATTTATGCCAGCCTGAACTGGAAGCACAAAGATATAAATGAATTTCTTGTTTCAAAAAACTGGAATGATATGAATATCTGTGGCAGTAAGGAAGGTGGTGATCTTCTTACAATGGGTGACTTAAAGAAAAAGAATTTTAATTTTCCATGCCCGTTAGACATGACAAATATTTCTGTTAACTATGACACTGATTGGCTTCTTGAATATTGGGACAGTGGAAAAGTTGGTGATGTGTTTATGCAAAATGTACGCCAAGCTTTATCTACAGGTGAACCCGGATTCAGCTTTAACTTCTTTGACAAGGAAAATGAAACTCTTCGTAATGCCTGTACTGAAGTGAGTAGTGCTGATGATAGTGACGTATGTAATCTTGGAAGTATTAATCTAGGACGTATTGGATCGGTAGAGGAACTGTCAGATGTTGTAGCCTTAGCCACAAAGTTTCTTATCTGCGGCACACTCAAAGCCAAACTCCCTTACGAAAAGATTTATGATGTCCGACAAAAGAACAGACGGCTGGGCTTGGGGATTATGGGTGTGCATGAATGGCTCCTTAAAAAAGGATATAGATACGAAGTTGTTCCTGAACTTCATAATTGGTTATCTATATATAAAGGAGTAAGTGACAAGACATCCTCTTCTTTTGCAGATGAACTAAGCCTCAGCCGTCCAGTTGCAAATAGAGCAATAGCTCCAACAGGTTCCATTGGAATATTAGCTGGAACCAGTACTGGAATTGAACCCATATTTGCCGTAGCTTATAAAAGAAGATACCTTAAAGGAGGTAACAGATGGCACTATCAATATGTTATAGATGCGGCTGCTCAAGAAATCATAAAAATTTACGGTATTGATCCAGATGATATTGAATCTGCAATAGATCTTGCGGAAGACTATGAACGCCGTATTAAATTTCAAGCAGATGTTCAACAGTATGTGGACATGTCTATTAGTTCTACTATCAACTTACCAGAATGGGGGAGCAAGCAAAACAATGAAGAAAAAGTGGAACCATTTGCGGAAACACTATCCAGATATGCTGCTAATCTACGGGGCTTCACTGTGTATCCTAACGGTTCTCGTGGTGGGCAACCTCTCACAAAAGTCTCCTATGCAGAAGCCGTTGACAAACATGGAGAAGAGTTTGAAGAAGTAGTACAAACACATGACATCTGTGACATCACGGGTCATGGAGGTACGTGTGGTGCTTAAACATATTTTAAAATGGTGGAATAAATTACTAGAGGGAAAACCTTCACCTAAATATCTGTCAGGTAAAAATGGCAAAAAATAAGAATAAAAAAATATATTTTCTTTGCTCAATACCAAGATCAGGAAACACTTTGTTCACATCTGTAATGAATCAGAATCCAGATCTTGTTGTTACCCCCAACAGTATTACGTTAGCTATTATGAGAGATTTACATCTTCTTAAAAGAAGAGATACCTTTCAAAACTTTCCTGATGAAAGGTCTTTAAATAATATCATGGATGAAGTTTACAATCTTTATTATAAACATTGGAATTACAAAGTTATCATAGATCGGGGGCCAGTTTGCACTCCCTTTAATCTAAATGTTATGAAAAAACATTTTAAAAAACCTATTCGTTGCGTTGTTTTAGTAAGAGATATCTTAGATGTTTTAGCTTCATATATTAAATGGTTTGAAAACGAACCTACTTCTTTTTTTAATCAATACAAAACGCTGGATGAAAAGCTGAGTATAATTATGGATGGCAATGGGGCTGTAGCAAAAGGACTTATGTCTATTCAGTATTTATTAGACCATCCTAAAACGGCTGTATTTATAAAGTATGATGATCTAGTTCTTAATCCCGAAAAAGAGTTAAGAAAAGTTTACAAGTTTTTAAATCTGCCTTACTACCCACATACGTTTACAGATTTAAATCAAGTTGTTGTAAATGGAAGGTCATATAACGATGAATTTGTAGGTAAGAATATGCATACGATACGGACCGAAAAAATTATGAAAGTAGAGAATGAATATAAACAGAAAATACCTGAAAAGTTTATAAAAGAATATGAACACATTACCTTTTAAGTTTATGGAAACTAATTTAGATGATAAATCTAACTGATAACGCAGACATACATCTGTCTTCAGTTCTTAATGAGAATACTGGTATGTATACTGCTGTCAGATTATCTGTTAATAGCGGTGGGTGTTCAGGCTTTACCTATGATTGGCAGTTGACTAGCTCAGAAGAAAAAGGGGATCATGTTATTGATCTTGACTCAGGTAAACTGTTTATAGATAGTGTATCTCTTTTATACCTAGCAGGAATGACAGTGGACTATAAGAAAGATATCTTTGGTCAGCGTCTTATGATTGA